GGAGGTAATAATATAACTATGGTTGTTTATTCAATGCACGGGGCTATGGTTGGCAGAAAAGATACTGCTGGCCCGGGGGGAACTGGATTTCAAGATGAAAATGATCCTATGTTCACTCTTACCAAGACAGATGTTCACGCGGTTGCTTTTGACACTTACAATCAATCGGTTTCACCAATTAGTAAAACATTAAATTCAGCAGCGTCAGATGTGGATCACACGGGCGCGTTATGGCAAGGATCGGTTGTGCGCCGCCTAACTCCAATGGAGTGCGAGCGACTTCAAGGATTTCCCGATAACTGGACAGAAGGACAGGCTGACAGTCACCGATATAAACAAATGGGAAATGCCGTAGCTGTACCAGTTGTAGAGTGGATTGTTAAACGATTGATGGAGGCAAAATGAGTTCACTACCGTATATGCAACTTTATGTATCTGATTATTTGGCAGATACCGCACATTTAACTGCCCAACAACACGGCGCTTATATGTTGTTATTGATGAATTATTGGCAAAAAGGCAAGCCACTAGACAACACAAATGACCGACTTCAATATGTGGCAAGACTTAGCCCTGATGAGTGGGAAGCCGATAAGGAAATATTGGCTGAATTCTTTGTGCTTGAAGGTGATATTTGGTGGCATTCTCGAATTGAAACCGATCTTGAAAAGGTGCGCGAAAAGTCCATCAAAGCATCAACGGCTGGTAAGCGTTCGTTCAGCGTTCGTTCAACGGGCGTTGAACATCCGTTGAACCATAAAGATAAAGATAAAGATAAAGATAAAGACATAACATCATTTGATGCGTTTTGGGATATTTATCCAAGAAAGGTCGGAAAGCAAGATGCGCAGAAATCTTACGAGCGCGCATTGCGATTGGCTACGCCTGAGGAAATCTTACAAGGTGCTACAAGATTTGCTTCTGATCCAAACCGAGTTCCAACTTTTACGCCACATCCAGCAACTTGGTTAAATCAGGGGCGATGGAGTGATGAACCATTACCATCTAGAACGCCCGAGGTTGCCCTTAGAGGCGTTATTACAACGCCTACCATAGTGCCACCTGCATTTGATCGTGAGGAAGCCTTAGAACGCCAAGAACGGGCGATTCCAATGCCTGAATCTGTAAGGGATTTATTTAAACGAACTTCTGATTTGTAAGTAAGTAATTCATCTGTCACAATTACTTACACCGAAAGGGGAAATATGACTAAAACGGTTTTATCCGCAGAGCAAGTGCAAGTTGGGGATACTGTTGTGCATAACGATTGTCGCTATCAGGTTTCATATATTGAATCTGAAAAACTTGGCAAAGAGTTATATTTAAAAAGCAATCAAGGTGATAAATCTTTATTTGTTGGCGATAGCGATTTAATTACTTTAGAAATTTGATTTCATTTAGTGCGGAAGGCACACCAGTTCCGCAAGGCTCAATGAAACATATTGGCAATGGTCGGATGATCCATAGCAGAGCTACTGAACTTGCAACTTGGCGAGCGTTGGTTGCGCTGGCGGCAAAACAAGCAGGATGCAAACCGATTGATAGCCCTATAATTATTTCTATGCGCTTTCGTTTAAAACGCCCTAAAACTGTAAAACGAGATCATCCAACAGTTCCACCTGATTTAGACAAATTAGTGCGTAGTGTCAATGATGGATTAACTGGGGTTGCTTTTACAGATGATAGCCAAATTGTACAATTAACCGCATCCAAGATTTATTCTGAGCATACAGGCGTGGATATTGAGATTTCAGACGAGTTTGATTGCCTATAATTTGAACAGGCGTTCGATTATAACGATTTGGTAACAAAATAAAAATTTAGCTTAAATGTGCCATTTTAGGTTTGATCTGCAGTATTGTTATGCCATCGGAACGAACGAGCCGATGCAGTACCGAATAAATGGAGGCAACAAATGATTAAGTTTAACAAAGTAAATGGTTGGACATACAAGACCGCCGACAATCAATTTCTTGTTTACAACGGTGGTTCTAACGAGTGGTATTCAGCAAAGATTGATCCTGAAATGGTTGAGAAGTATGGATACTGTTCAGTTGCGATTGATGAATCAAGCAAAATGTTTCACTATTCAATAAGCCTCGCTCAAAAATGGGTGCGCGAATACGAATATAAAGTAGGTGCATAAAATGGTTACAACACCTTATCAACGCAAACAAATTGATCTTGTATTTGCAGGTCAATGTGTATCTTGTTTAAAACCATCTAAAAATCTTTGGAACGCAGATGGTTTTGCTTTAACGGATGAATCCACTAGCGATGGTTTCTGTAACTCTTGTTGGAATTATTAGGAGGCAAAATAAAATGAAAAAACTAACAAAATTAAAAATTGCAGAATTTACTGATCCAATTTGCCCAAATTGCAAAATTGCTATGTTTGCGGTCAGCGCGATGCTTGTTGGAAAAGATAAGCAATTTAAGCATTATGCAGAGTGTCCTGATTGCGGATTAACAACGGAGGCAAAGTGAGCGCTCAACTTACAATCACAATAACCGAATCTGACTTTGGCAAACTTCACAATTCCTCTATGTCTTGGGGTAAAGAGTGGATGAAGCAAAAAGATAGATTTACCGATGCGCCGTTATTTACTTGGAAGATGGCTTATTGGTGCGGAACATATTTGGAAACTTTAATTTGCCAGCAATACATTTCTAGCCGGGGATTTGAATCGCAGACTGTATTTGATACCGCAACCCTTGATTATTTAATCCTTACTAATTATGTGAGCGAGGACTGGAAATAATGGCTAACGGATACGATTCCTATACAACGGTTGTTATTACCGAGTGTGAGGATTGCGAGATTGAAATAGAAAAAGAAGTAGAAGCCGAAGGCGGTTGGTGTGAAATCCAATGCCCTAAGTGCAAGCAAACTTGGAATAAAGAGGTGGGCTAATGATTCTATTTTTATTTGTAGTAATACCTGTTGTAACAGTTACAACTTTATTAGTTATATGGGAAGTGGAGAAGGTTGATGGCGAAAATACTCTGTAAGGGTCAGCATTGGGAAGTTAAAGATGGGCAACTAATCCTTGATACTCCCGAAGGCAACGAGATAGCTAAACAAGTTATTAAAACACTTGAAGCCCAAATACGCTTAAAGATTTATGATGAAATCTGCGCAATACCTTTAATCCAAGATCGCAAAAAACTTGTAAAACTTGGGATTGAAAATGTTGCACTTATGGTTCAAGATGCTTGCGCTCAGGTTGTCATAAAGGATTCTAAGAAATGAGAGCCACATCAGTAGCCGCGCTAATTAAATCAGCGCCAAACCGTGAATCAAATCGTGGCAAGGTTTTACAGTTTATTATTGACCGCCAAGAGCGCGGTGCAACAGATCAAGAAATGCAAGCAGGGCTAAATATGCCCGGAGATACTTTGCGACCAACTCGCCTGAGCCTATCTAAAGATGGCATGATCTACGACTCAGGGCGAACTCGCCAAAATGAAAAAGGTAACGAGTGCATTATTTGGGTTGCTTCAACTATTGAGATGGGGTTGTTTTAATGCCTACTTATGAGTTTCGATGCGCAACAGATAAATCAATGCTGGAAATCCAACAAGGGTTTTACGACAACACAATTCCAAATTGCCCATTATGCGGCAATGAGATGCAAAAAGTATTCCAAGCAACGCCAGCCGTATTTCGCGGTGGAGGATGGGGAGGTTCTAAATGAAAATTATGGCAGGTCGAGATAAAGATCATTTATTAAGTTTTACAATTTCTACCGATTGCATTGAATTTGGAATTGCAACCTTTTGGGTAATAGTGTGGTGGAAATGAGCTTAAACAGAATCTTAGATGAACGCCAAGATCAATATGGCGATGCCAAAGAGAACTTTCGTAAGATTGGAATTATGTGGGGAGTAATTCTTGATTTGCCATATTCGCTATCTGAATATCAAGTGGCACAAATGATGATAGCTCTAAAACTCCAGCGCATATCAGTTAATCCCGACCACCAAGATTCTTGGTTAGATATTCAGGGTTATGCAAAACACGGATTGGATTCGATATGAACGATTGGCACATAAACAGATGTATTTCCTGCGGGGCTTGGGGTCAAATTGACTTGCAATGCTCAACCTGCTCTACAAT